CTCGAAGCAGCGCTAAGGCACCTATGGCGATACTTCCCCGAGACGTGGTCGCATCCTGCAAAGCCGACGTCCCGATAGCAGTATTCGAATTCGCAAACGGCGCAGCGGCATTCAATCGAAACAGTGAGGTATTCCCAATAGCGGTATTCCCTACACATGTTGCACACGCAGTAAGGCTATTCACGCCAATTGCGACATTGCCACTCCCTGTGGTGACACTATCAAGAGCCCCTACCCCAATGCCAAAATTCGTCCCGCCCGTCATCGTTAAATTGCCGGCTTCACCAAAGAACCAGTTATTGTCTGTTGCGTCGCCCTGGATGACGATTGCGCCGTCATACCGAAGGCGTTGCCCGTCTGTGATGTCGATATCCCCGGTGCTATCGGTGACCCAGAGCGCTGTACCGCCGCTGTCTACCACCTGCATGTAATCCACACTCGGCGTGGCGGCATGCTCAATGCGCAACGGGACCACGGCAGAGCCGTTCGAGACGAGGTCCAGCATGGCATCCGGGTCATCATCTCCAATCCCAAACTGTGCATTTTCATCTATAACAGACAATTGCACAAGGCCGTTATCCACGAACTGCATGAAATCGCCGGTCTGCCCAGACGCAAGTGCAATACGTATTCCAATTTGGTCCGCAGTCGTTAAGTTGACATCTATAATTCGGTCATTATGAGACGGATGGGCATTAGAAAAAACATTTGCAGCAGTTGTCCCGCTATTTGCATTAATCGTCCACGGCGTGCCAAGCCTGCTTACAATCGAGATATTATTTGAGTTGAAAAAAAGGCCCGTGGTCGGAACAGTTTTGCTGGCAATGCTTGGTAAACTTACAGCACCATCGGACGCGAGCAATTGCCCTGCTGCATTAATCCGAACCCACTCTGTCCCGCCTGTGAGAAAAGCCAGCACATCAGCACTGACCCACTGGATGCACGTATCACTGTCCAGGATCGGCGCACACAGCTCAATGGGCAGGGCTCCCTCAGCCGCACCTACGTCAGTATAAGTGGCCAAGTCACCGTGGTCTTGGGCAAACGCAGCAGGACTGAACACGAGAAGGATGAGCGCGGCGAGGAGTGTGCACGAGTGGAACATTAGCGACTCTCTGGTTGTACAAGTACGAGATAATGAGGCACCCTGTGGTGGCATGGTGACCTCGGAACGCAAAATGGAGTTGCATCGCCGTTTACAGCAGCACCTCGTAGTAGAAGCCTAAGCCAACATCAACCGCTGCATCGCGCAGTACCCAGATGTTGCCGGAATTTCTCACGGGTATGCGTGCCTCAAGGCCATCCAAGACGACGGCATAGCCTTCGTTGGCCGTGCCGTCCAGGACAGCATTATCGCCGAATCGGCAGTCAGCGCCTACAGGACGGAGGACAAGCCATTCAGCGCCAGCCGGCTTGACAAGGGCCAAGGGCGTCGAACTAACGGTCAACGGGCTATCCTGAGGCGTCCCAGTGGCATCTTGAGTAATAATAGCCATGTGTTCCCTTTCCTGCTTCTGTCGTACCGCCCTTGCAGCCGCCCGCGCGGCGTGTCCTTTGTGTGACAGCATGTGTCTCTACCATCGGCAGCCTTGTACCTGAAAATAATGCGCCACCAGGCCGGTCAGGTCGTCCTCAAGGACAAACTCAAGGCTGTCGCCGAGAGCCAAGCCTAACGGTTGTCCGCGTCTCGCAAAGGTCCAGCGCACAAGCAGAAAATTATTCCCTGCGCCAAAGTCTTGAAAGCTGATGTCGTAGCATTGGATACCCCATCCAGCATTCGTCTTGATGGGAATACCGTTGGTCAGGTCGTGAGTCGTACCGTCTTTGATCCAATTGACGAGAACACCGTTGGTCAGTCCACCAGCAATTGCTCCATAGTCGCCAGCATCGAATCCTTGGGCATCCTCAATGGTAATAAGGACTCGATGGAGGACGAAATATCGATCAGTCGCTGGCGGGGCAATGAGGAATTTCGTTGCCCCGCCAGAATAATTGCCATTCGCATTCTTGGTTCCGCTTCCATCGCCGACCGTATCAAGATACCGATACAACGGAAGGTCTATCAGTGGGGGTTGCCTGCTTTCCATGCCTTCCCCCTACCCGATAGAAAAAGCCCTTGCCCAGTGTATCTTCATCCGGTGCGCGACGGCTTCGCCATTCAGGAATTGAATCGTCGGCGTCAGCGCTTCGTCGTCTGGAATATTGGCCGTATGGATCGCCACCTCAACGCCATCGACGAAGAAGTACACAGACGTCCCGTCAAACAGGAACTCCAACACCATCGCGGTATCGTCGGCAAAAGTCCCGAGACTATCCGTCTGTGTTTCGGTAGAGTCCTTTTCCGTCACGGCAGAGATGGACGTTCCGGCGTCCAGCTTCTCCAAATAGATGCCATCGGTAATACCCCCCAAGGCATCGGTATCGGTAATGCCCAGGCCGACGAGAAAGTCGGATTGCGTGGCCTCGTCGGCTTCCAGCTTGATGCCGAAGTAGAGATGTCGGCTGGATGCCTGGAACTTCTCGCCGACAAGCTGAAGGTTCTGGCCGTCGTTGTCGTTGGCCGCATTGATCAGCTCGACTTCAATGCCAGCTTCGTCCGAGGCTTCGGCTTCCGACGTGCCGGCACCCACCTCGACGACGGTCGTCGTATAGCCACGCCCATCGGTAGCCGTACCTGCCGTTTGCTGGAAGCTGTCACCTCTGAGCTTCCACTCAACAACGTCAGGGCCGATGACCTCCAAGAGCCGTTGGCGATTCGTATCGTAGAAAGCCAAGGCTCCTCTGATGTGACGACTATGGACACCCATGTCTATCGCTCCTCATTTGGTTGGAGCGCTGTCGCATCCTGGTCTGCCACAGCGATAGTAAACTGATCTTCTTCGTCTAGAGGCGGAACGTCCTCGGCAGACGCAGACGCTGCACTGGCGCCTGTCACAGGAAGGTTGCACCATGGGCATTCCATGACGGCGGGTGCATAAAACCTCCGGCACCCATCACATTGCCTATGTCCATACTTCTGCGCGAAGCCCATAGGTTATACCTTCGGATCGGGGAGTTGATCTTCAGGATCGCCCGAGTAGCGCGGATCGCCGAGCATGGTGGCAATCGAAATCAGATCGGCATTGGCGCCAGGCGACGCCACGTCGAGCGAGACGTACTGAAAATCATTGTTGGTATCCAGGTCTTCCGCATTGATTTCGACGGCGACGACGGTCGCCGCTACGGAACCAAGGTTGAAGGTATCGGACGTGACGGCCACCTCGGTCCAAACCGTGCCGGCGATGAGCTTCGTCCAGTGCTTCGTAAAGCTCAGCGCCTTGGCGCTACCGCCCGCCGCAGTCGTCGCCTGACGCAACGTCACCGCAGGCGTCCCGCCCGCCCAGGCGCCTTGTTGGATGAGCCACAGGATGTTGCGGTACTTCTCCAGGTTGTAGAAGTCTCCGACAATGGCAGCCCCGGTCGTATCAATGGGGGCTGTCGATACTTCGAGTGCCATCCGTTCAATCAGCTTCATAGTCATGCCTTAAAACTCCTTTTATGCAAGAAATGGTAAGCAACATGCTAACAAGTGACTACGCCCTTGTAGCAAGACTCACGTATGCGCTTTTCGTGTTGCTACCCTTAAACGGCGTGATTGCAGTATTCAGCCACGGTTGGCCATCTATTGCAAACATGAAGCGGAAAGCCGTCTCGGCATAGTCAAATCGTAAATGAATGCTGACATCACTCCGTAAGGCACCCTGAATGCCAGTTGCATAGAAACCAAGGTTGACAAGAATGATGTCGCCAACAGTTCCAAGCGTTGGGCAGTATTCAATAGGAATGACAGGCCGACCTTTGAGCCTTGCATTAGGAGACTCGGTAATCGTTGGGCCAGCGGAGCCTTGGGGCAAGTACACCGGAAAGCCGCCAGTCCCCGCGACGGCAGTCAAATTTTCGAGTTCCGGTTCCACGTCCTGATTGATCAGCCATACGGCACCAGCTCTAGCGCGAGCATGCAGCCTTGAGTACATCTTTTGAATATTCTCAAGGACGATCGTCGCCGCCGCCTGGCCGACCTCTTTCGCAACACTGACAGTGCCCCCGCCGTTCAGCACACCCAACGGCTTGCCAACGCCATCTCCATTGATCAGGGCATCGTTGACCACGAACAGAATTTCTTCGCTGGCGGCTCTGGTCAGGAACGTATTCAGGGCCGGCGCATTCCGCAGAAGTTTATCGGTTACGTAGATGAGGGCTGCCAGCTCTTGCGGCTCCAGTTTCATCTGGCGCAGCTTCGGAGCGCTGGCCGTAATCTGGGCTGCTTCGGCGATCCAAAATCCGCGAACGCCACCATACCTGGAGCCGTTCGCCCTCGACGTCTCAGCCGAGGCAGGCATGGTCAAGCTCTCGCCCGTCACCGTAAACTGATCGGTAAGGGGCAGGAGATTATCGATCGGGCTTTGCATGTCGAGCCAGATGGCCTGCGAGAAAGCCGGGGGGACCATGATCCCACCATCGGAGCCTACGCCCTGGCTCATGCCGGTCGCTGCGGCCATCATCTTGCCGATGCGTTCGTCCACGAAGCCATTCGGCATGGCCGAATGGTAGACGGCAGACGCGAACTCGCCGAGGGTATTGAACTGGCGCTTCGGATCATCCAGGAACGGGGAGTGCATCCGAGACACGCGGCGCATGTTTGGCGTGGCAAACATTTGTTGGGCATCTGGCGCACTGGCAACGCGCTCGCGTCCGATATCAATCGATGCCCGAATAGCGGAACGCCGGTCCTCTTTCAGTCGGGATTCGTATTGCAAGCGCAGCTCTTCGGACTCCGCCAGCAAAGCATCGATCTGCGTGTATTCCTCTTCGGTCGGCTCCCGGCCTGCTTCGGTTGCTGTCGTATCAATGGCCTCAGCATCGAGCAGGCATTGCTCTGAGGCTTCTTTGAGATTGCCAAGATCGGCAACTACTTGCATCTTTGGGACCGTTCCTTCCTTTTCTTCTACGATCTTAGGCATTGCTCACACTCCTGTGCTCTATGCTATGTAGTCGTTTCCCCTGTGCCGCCATCATCTTACTGACATGCCTGCGGCGCTTAGTCTTCGAACGTGCCTCGATGTCACGTATGGCTAGATCCTCCGATGTTACCTTGTCTATCAATCCAAGCTTCTGCGCTTCCGAAGCGATGTGAACACGTCCATCACCAACAGCCTTAAACCGTTCTGCCGACATTCCCCTTCCTGCCCTGACGGCTTTGGTAAAGAAGGCATTCGTGTCATTGACCATGCGTTGAATCTCTGCGAGGTGTACGTCTTCCACTTCCGTGCCCGGCACCCCCATACCTTTGAACTCTCCCGTACTGATGACGTGTATTTTGATGCCTTCCTGCTCTGCCATGCCGGACATATCGGCAATGATAGCCATGGTGCCAATACTGCCGATCTGCGCCGTAGGATTGGCTGTAATCGTATCGGCCTGCGAAGCGACCCAGAAGGCAGCGGAGGCACCGATGTCTTCGATATGCGCTGCGACGGGTTTCACGTCCGCTGCCTTCCTTACGGCTTCAGCAAGCTCATGGATACCGTCGACATGCCCGCCAGGGCTTTCGATCTGGAGCAGGATGCTGCCTATCTCCTCATTGGCAGTAGCCGACCTGACAGCTTGCCGTATCATGTCCGTGCCCGTAAATCCGAACAGCATGCCCAGGAAGCCAACGCGCTTCATCATCGGTCCACGCACAGGAATCATGGCCGTGCCATTGTTGCCGTGCGTAATGATATCGTCAGCCGAAAAGCTGAAGGCTTCCTGGTGTTGGATTTCTTCCAAGGTGAGCTGCGGAGATGGTGCTACCAGGGCTTCGAGCTGGCCTTTGTGCAGTTGGAACCAGTCGGGGCGCATGGCCCAACACCCGAGAAGATTCGTCCAGACCGACCTAGTCATGGTGTGCTCCATTCCGGTTGTGTGTCGTGGCGCTGAAGTCGTCGGCATCGGCACCACGCATGGTCAGAGCGACCGCCCCTTCGTCTCCCTCGTCTACAGGCTCACCCCGTACCGTCATCTGTTGCCGGCCGTTGTTGCCGGCCGCCACATTGCCTATCGTTGCCAGATTGTTCTGGAGGAAATACAGATCACCAGCAGGATCGAGTTCGCCATCCGGGCTTTGTATGGGATTCTGATTTTCCAATTCGCGGATATCGTTTGGGCTGAAGACGCCGAGATAGAACAGGGTGCGGTAGTAGTTTGCCCGCGCTGCCTGGTCACCCCGGAGCAAGCCTTGCACCAGGTGTTCTGCAAAAAATCTTTGTTCGTCGAGGAAAAGCTTGCGGCTGATTTCTTGCTCCCAGCGCACCAGCCAGGGCATCAGCGTATCGGTGACATACTCAAGGCTCTGGTGTTCGATGTTGGAGAAGGTCGCGTTCAGGAGGTGTTCGATTTTATGCGGAGGTATCCTGAACCATCTGGCAATCTCGACAATCTGGAATTCTCTGGTCTGGAGAAATTGCGCATCGTCGGGTGGAATGCCAAGGCGCTCCCAGGTCATACCTTCTTCCAAGATGGCAGGTTTGAAGGAATTGCTTGGTCCCTGATACTGGCTCGACCAGGTATCGCGCAGGTGCTGGAGAGCCTCTTCGCTCAGGGTCGCAGGGTGTTTCAAGACGCCGGACATATGCGTGCCGTTGCCGAAAAAGGCCGCGCCAAATTGTTGCGCCGCCAGAGAGAGCCCTAGTGTTTCCCTGGCCAGGGTGGCAACGGAAAAGCCGACGATCCCGTCACCGAGGCCGTGCAGGTGGAAAATGTCTCGCTGAGGGAATCTGATGGTCTCCGTATCGACGATGGCTTCAGACCGAAGGCCTGAGAGATCGCCCATGCTGACATCGTACACCAGGTCGCCCCGCTCATCGAACCCCGGCGTCACCCGTGACGGGTGGATCGGTTTGCTCAGAGCCTGCACCTGCCCGCCAGCGCGTATGATCTCGCTGTAGCCGTTGCCCCACGTCAAGGCATCTTTCGTCAGGGATTCCCTGAGAGACATGCTCGTCATCAGGTTGTTGGGCTCTGAATGCAGGATGCGGAAGAGCGGGTGCTCACGAGCCTTGCGCTTGCCACGGGGGTCCAACCGTTCGTAGGTTATGAGGGGAAGCTTGCCGATATCTTCGGAGATGGCGCGGACCGCAGCATAGTAGGCCGAGATGGTCATAGCCGACGATGCCGAGACATTGATGCCTGACAACGTACTCCCGCCCAAGGCCCAATCGCTCAGCCATGCTGTCGGATGGCGCAAGTCGGACAGGGCGTCGGCCTTCATGGTCAGGGCCTGCCAAGCTCTGCGAAGTCGTTTGGGGAGCGCAAGGGCCATGCCGTCGCCTTCCCGTCTAGAAAGGAAGACCCGGCCATGTAGTGGTTAGGGGTCGGTATTTTGAGATACTATACTCAGGGGAGTCCCTTATTGTCAAGAGGGACGACAGTATTGTAATCCAAGGCAAGCTTGTCGAGTTGTGCTGTCACGTTGTCGCCACGGTAGTTTAAGATGAGCTGGCCGCAGTCGTAAGCTAGCAACACATCGGTATGGCTGACGACGCGCTCGACCATGGTGCGTATGCGAGGTTGCAGGTTCCCGAGGTGCAAGGTGCCGTCTGTTTCTGCCATGGCTGTGACTCCAATTCCTAGAATGGAATGGTCCGTACTTCAGGCGGTACGATGTTCGGAATCTCGCTTCTACCGTCCCATGGCTTGAAGCTGTCGTGCTGCAAGATGATGCGAAATGTCCCATGGTTCGTCACCTGTATTTGTTTTATCAGAGCACCTACAGGAGTATGGTTTTTCGTTATCCCATAAGCTCCACTTGTTATGGACATGAAAAATTCCGGGGTGAACTCCAAAGCAGCGATTCTGTCTTTAGCGTGCAGGGCTTCGACTGGTCTATCGGCTCCCTCTACGTGCTCTGTCATAATCTTACAAGCTCCATCTCCAGGGCCACGGTAGAAGGCTTCCCATGCCTCTCGTAGTCGTTGCAAAGCCTGGTTGCTCAGTGTGTCGGGAATGATCCGGCCTTCTGTCATACCGTCCGCAGTCCTCTCGTTTCATAGACCGAAGGCCCTGCGGCTTGCGCCCCGATCATCGCCCTGCCGAGCGCCATGAGGCAGGAAACCACCCCGTCTATCTTCTCGGCAGACTTGGACTTGTCCGGCTTCAAATTTCCTGCCGGATCTTCTCTGACGATAGTATTCGAGACCATCCAGCGGACCAGGGCATTGCCGCCGTGTTGAAGCTCACCACGATTGACCAGCCGTTCCAACTCCTGTGTCGGCGCCGCCATGCTGTAGTAGCCCATCCCGAACGGGATGACGTGGTCTTCTCCCATGTCGTCGACCAAGTCTTGACAGAGCTGTGCGCCCTGAAATAATCGATCAACGGCTATTTCTATCATGCCATAGCGATCGGCTATTGCTTGAATCCGATTCCGTATCAATCGGTAATCGGTTTCGTTGCCAGGGGTAAGCTCTATCAGATTCTCAGCGGCCCACTGAAGGTAATCGACTCGGTCCCTATTCTTCCGTCGATGGGCAGTATCCTTCGGACACCAGTGATACCACAAGGCCTGATAGCCCACCTCTTCGGGGAACAAGAGGCACAGGCTTGTCAAGTCGGAGGTACTGCCAAGGTCAAGGCCTCCATAGCATGTCCTTCCTCTGAGTGCTTCAACGTCTATCGGCTCTGCGCCTTTGTCCCAGGCACCAAGGTCGAGCCATTTCGTGGCGACCCGCGTTTTGATATTGAGTTCGAGCCGCTTGAACGTATTCTCGTATGCGGGGGTTTCCATGGCTCGTTGGAACTCTCGCCGCATATAGTCCAAAGACTTCGACACGCCAAGGTTCGGATTGCAGCGCTTCCATTCCTTTTCGTCCTGCCAGCGTTCCTCGTCTGCAATGTATAAGATCGGCAAAAAAGCTTTGTCCTTGATGATGCCATCACGGACCTTTTCGGCATAGTCCAGCTTCTCATTGCAGATGGACGGTCTGTCGAAGTCCGAGGTGGTGGTGTGCAGGATGAGAGGCTGTCTCCGGGCGCCTGTGCTGGTCGTCAGCACGTCGACCAGCTCTCGGTCTGGCTGCGCGTGGGTTTCGTCCACAATGACGAGCTGGCTATTAAAGCCGTGCTTCGTGTTGGCTTCGGCCGAAATAACCTTGTAGGAACTGAAGGTATTCTCGGCCACAATGGTTTTCGTCGTCTTATAGACTTTGAGACGCTGACTGAGCGCTTCCTTCTGAGCCACCATCCCCGCAGCATGCGCATAGACGAGGGACGCCTGCGCATGGTCGGCAGCGGCTGAGTAGATTTCCATGCCGCGCTCATTGTCCATGGTCAAGACAAAGAGCGCGATGGTTGCAGCAAGTACAGTTTTTCCATTCTTCCGAGGGACATAAAAGAACATTTCACGGTAGCGCCTGGTGCCATCTGGTCGTTTCCAGCCAAACAGCGCTCCCACTGCCGCTTTCTGCCACGGTTCCAGAAGAAACGGCTCCCCGCCTTTTTCCCCCTTGACATGCAGGCAAATATGTTCAATCCAGTCGATCACCGTGTCGGCGGCTTTGATATCCCACAGGCAGTCCTCGGATGTTTTGATCGGATCATAGCCAGGCAAAAGCTTGAAGAGCTTGCACCACAGGGCCGAGACCTCGGGATTTCGTTTCTTTTGAGGCATAGGCTTACCTCGTCGCAGAAAGGAGCAGAAAAATATCTTCCAGACAGTCTATCAAGGTTTCCATGTAGCGAACTGAATTGAGCAGTCTTCTCAGTTCAAAGTAATCTGCCGGAATTTTGTCTCTGGAGTTGAACGTATGTTGTTCTTTTTCAACCATGGCAATGTCTTTGGCAAGAATGGCCATGGCCGTGTCAAGCTCTTGCCTGTAGCCCTTGAAGGTTTGCAGATCACTCATTCGACCTTCCTCCAAAGCGAAGCATGCGATAGGTGGTTACAATCACACACATCACACACATATACAATCCAAGGACAATAAGTAGACCGAGATTGTCAGTCATACGTTCACCATTGGTTTTTTCAAGCCTGCCAGGCCGACTATCCCCACGTATCGGCTCCCCTTGTACAGCTCAGACGTTTCCTGCGGTTCCTCATCCGGCATGTAATAGCATGGGTCGGAGCCATAGGAAGACGTTCATTCTCCACCTGACGCTATTACGTCACTGGCAGGCTTGACGTTACCCAGTCCTGAAATACGCATCATCCCCCGTGGGCTTCTTCCTGTCGTTCACCATGCCGAGCCGTGCTCTTGACGAGGGGGTCATGCCAAATTCACGCTCCGTCTCGAGCAGGAGCTTTGAGTATTGCCGTTCCATCAGGGCTTCGGGAAAGACGCGAATGTCCACCACATTCCCATCTTTGTCGCGCACGGGATATCTGGAGCCATGTTCGTTCAAATACTCACGGCAGCGGCGCCATTCGGTAAAGTGCTCGCAGTACCGGACCAGGATATTGCTTTCGATCCTATGGCAGACGCCCATGGCTGTGAGCTGAGGAATGAGGTCTTTCCAGACCTTCCTGGCTCCACTGGATATCCAGTGCGGACAGACGGGTTTTTCATTCTTCGGCTTTGGTTCGTTCTTTCGGTTCTTGGCTCGCCACGACCCCCGGAGTTCCAGGAGTTTTGTCGGCTTTGGCTTCGGGCCCCTCGGCATGGTGTTCCCTTTCCGGGTTGATGTGCAATGCTTGGCTATTCGACGGTGTCTCCGATGGATTGCAAGTCAAATGTTCGGCTGAATGGCGTATCTGGAAGCATTGTCGGCGGTTCGAAGCCTGGCCCCTTCCATTTTTCGGCTTCGGCATGCACCATAAATTCAATCTGCATTTTGACAGGCCGATGGTAGAACATCGCAATGGCCTTCATGATCTCATAGGTGCCATCATCCAAATTGATCGTGAGTTTGACGGTGGTACTCATGCGTGTCCTTTCTTGGTAGTGACCCTGGGAGAGGGCAATTCGGTGGTCGGAAGGCCACCACCATCCCCCTGCCTCGGTCAAAGATCGGTCAAGGATTCTCCCAGGGCCTGCCGACCGCTCGCCGTGCCCAGGTTGGCATTGTGCTCGTCCCGGATCAAAGGTGCCTGCTTGCGTTTCTTTATTGTTTTCAATGGCTTCTTGCATTCTAAATGCGTGAGAAAAACTACAAAGC